CCCACGGCCCCGCCACCCTTCCCACACCCGGTGGCGGGGCCGACCCACACCCCAGAGGAGGAGCCCCCGCCCATGAGCACACGCCCCCTCGCCATCGGAGACACCATCCACGGCTACGCCCAAGGCGCCTTCGGACGCGACCACTACCACTGCGTCCGCATCGAATCCGTAGGACCCGACTGGATCGTCGCCCGCCCCCACCCTGACCACCCCGACGCCGAACACCACGGGCCATCCTTCGTCGCCGGACGCCGCGACCTCGAACTCTGCATCCAAGCCCGCGACGAACCCTGCCCCACCTGCATCCTCAACGACACAGAACCCCGCCTCACGGCCTACGAAGGGCCCCGCTGAGCCCGGGGACCGGTCCGGTCCGTGTTCGCGCGCGTGAGGCGCCTTGAAGGAGCTTGTGATGCCTGATCTGTACGGCTGGGTTTTCGAGCGGATCGAGGAGCGTGAGGCGGCTGCGAGGAACCATCAGCAGCCGTGTGGGGAGTGGGAGTACGACTGGCTGGTCAAGGAGGTGCGGGACCTAGGTAACGCGGGCACGGTGGCGTCTGTGCCCAGGCTGGGCACGGGTGAGTTCATTGCCCTGAACGACCCCGAGTCGGTGCTGCGCCGATGCGCGGCGGACCGGAAGCTGCTCGAGCGTCATCGGCCGCAGCAGGACGGGAGCCCCTTCCCGGACAGCATGCAGTGCCGGACGTGCAGCGAGGATGGTGGGGACGGCTACCAGTATCTCGTTCCGGCCCCGTGCCCGACGCTGCGGGATCTGGCGGAGGGGTACGGCTGGACGGGCGAGTAGCCGCGCAAGTTACCGACTAGTTCGGATGCCACCTGCGGAAACGCGGCACTCCACGGCCCGGTCAGTCGATGTACGAGCCGTCCCGCCGCGTCAAATGCCGGGACCGGAAGTGCTTGCACTGCGGGCAATGCGACGCCGTCCCCCGCTTCAACACCCAACTGATCCCGGCCGTGCATAGGTGCATGAACCCCACCGTCCAGTCCTGGCCCATCCTGACGAACCCGGGCAACAGGCACGTACGGCAGTCACGGCAACCCGCCATCATCAATCCCCCCTCGGATCAAGGGCCACAGAGTACGCGGCACGGGGAAGGCTGTGGGGGAGAGGGGAGGTGATCCCATGCCGGGACGAAGGCACACCGGCTTCAAGAGCAAGAAGCAGTGGCGCCTGTTCTTCGCATCGCCGAGGCTGCGCCGCTACGCCCATCAGAAGGCGCACGCCACGAAGGGCGGGCCCGTGACCCGCTACCGCCGTCTACCGCTGCGCAAGGGCGTCCGCCGACGCTGACGAACCCTGCGAGCCCCCGCCCACCCAACTCTCCCCATCTCGGTCCCAGCGCAGCCGGTCACTCGGATCCCCGTACTCTGGATCATTCTCCTGGCAGACCTCGCAGAAGGCGCCGTGCTCCTCCTCATCCCCATGCGGTTTGAGGTCGCAGACGGCCATCCCGTGCGCATGCCGCAGCGTCGCACCACAGAAGCTCACGGCCGGACTCCGTAGATCACGGCCCGGTCCAACTCCGAGTCCGTGGCCTCGACATCAGCCCGATGCCCGCAACCCAGCCACGCCACATGGCCAAGGACGTCCCGGCTTCCGTGGGACCCGAGGCAGGCCAGGCACTGCTTCACCACCACATCCTGCGGCTCCTGCCCACACACCAGACAGTTGGCGACGCCGAGGCCACGTTCCTGCAAGGCCTTCGTGTCGTGGCAGTACCAAGCCCACTGTGACAGCGGGACGATGACGGGCTGCTCTGTAGCGGGCATGCCCCCATTCTCCCGCCTCACGCCGCCTTCGGCTGCCCCCCGTCGTCCTCCTCGCCCTCCGGCTCTTCCTCGCCCTCGGGAGCCCCCTCGTCAGGCTCCTCGTCGTCCTCCTGGCCCGGGCGGCCACCGAACGGGTCGCCAGCCGGTATCGGCTGCGCCGAGGCCTTGTCGTCCCGGATCCGGGCGACCTCCTCTGCGACCTGGTCGTCGTCCCACTCCGGGTGCACGGTCTTCACCTTCATCCACGTGGAGATCGCCCCCGCGGACTCCAACAGCGACAGGGTGCGCGCTGTGGCCTCCGGATCGGGCTGGACGGCCTGCGGCCACGACGCCGTCAGTTCCACCGTCGGGTCCACACCCTTCGCCCCGCAGTGCGTGACATCCACGTACAGCATGGTGGTGAGGACGTCGAGGAGCGCCGGCCGCTGGTACAGGATCTTCAGCCCGCGGGTGGTCAGCGACTGCTTCTCCCGCGCCGCGACCTCGGTAGCGGTCACGGCCACGTTGCCCTCATCGCCGAACGACTGGGCGGAGTACCCGGCGCTCGAGAGGATCTGATGCCGCAGCGCCCCCACGGTCCGCTCATGCTCCTCCACACGGATCGCGAACTGAGTCGCCGTGATCGCCGACCCGGAAGCATCGTCAAGCATGTTCAGCTGCACGAACACCTCACGGTCCAGGTCGAACACCCCACCCTGCCCCGGCCCGTCCGTCTCCAGCATCGACTGCGGCAGCATGATCCGCGCCTTACCCAGACGCAGATCACGCATCCACGACGTCCACGCTTCGTCCAGGGAGCCCATCAGCGACTCCACACCCGCAAAGTCGCTACGCCCGAACGGCTTCGCCCCCGGCAGGTGATCCCACACCCGGTTCGGCCCCACATTCGGCATGTAGGAGATCAGCATCCGGTCAATGCCCGTCTCCACGATGCCGGCCTCGTTCACCCGCCCAACGAGCTCCTGCGTCTCCGGATGGTCTGCCAGGGCCATCAGCATGCCGAGGGTGTCCCCATCCCCCCGGAACAGCCCGTACTCGATGGTGCCGGGCTCGTGGCGCTCCAGGAGCCGCCACACCTCACCCGACCCGTGTACGGGGTCCAGCTCCCGCCACACCGTCGCCGCCGCAAGCATCCCCCACCGCCACTCCGGCACCACCGCATCCGGGCTGAGGACGTCCATCCACGGCCGCGGCCGCAACGCGACGTCCCACACCACCCGCACATACACACCCGACAGCGCTGCGGCCATCTCCGCGCCCTCACGCAGCGTCGAATGCCCATAGTCGTCCAGGTAGCGTTTGATCTGATCCTGCGTCGCCACCAGACCCGCAGCATCCTCCGCGGAGTCCGCATCCACCGTCACCGTCGGAATGTCCGACCACAGCAGATTCGCGCTGAGCTCGGCGATGTCCGAAGCGATCGGCACGTGCAGCTTTGACGCCGACTGGCCCGGCGTCACCGGCTCACCCCAGAACATCCGCGCCAGACCACCGATGATCCCGCCACGGAACTGGGACGGCTTGTTCAGGTCGAAGAACTGCTGCGCTGCGTGGTTCTGCACGTAGGCCCCAGGCCCGCCGTACACCTGCGCCAGGTGGGAGGTGTCACCCGAGTACCAGGCCCGCCACACATCCATATCGGCGAAAGGCTCGGCGAACTGGACGGGCGGCCACGGGGTCTTACCGGACGGCGGCAGCGGCATAACGGTGTCTCCTTCGACAGGGTTGGGGGTTAGGCGGCGAGGGCGAGGTGCCGCTGCCACAAGGCACGAGTGGTGAAGATCCCGTAGCGCAGGGCGTCCACCCCGTGGTCGGCGACCTTCAAGGGCTGCTCGATACCGCGGAGGGCGGCCTGGTCGTCCCACGAGTAGCCGCCGATCTCCTGGATCAGCGCCTTACACGACTCGTGGACCAGGAGCTTGTTCGAGGCGAGGACGCTCGAGACGGTGCGGATCCCGTCCATCACGTCGTTCTTCGCCGGCGTCGGGGTGAGCTTGTCCCGCCGCAGCTGGGCGGTGAAGCTCGCCGCGGACGGGTCGACGGTGACGAACTGCGGCCGCACTGCGCCAATCCCGGGCACCTCGTTGAGCCAGCCCCGAAGCCGCTCGCTGTACTCGGTGTCGGTGAGCTGCTTGCGGGTCTGTCGGGCCTCGTACCGCCACTCCGCCGCCGCATACAGCTTCCGGTCCCGGCCCAGACCGAGCAGCACCGCATGGAACGGGTTCGACGTGCCGTAGTCCACCCCGAGGCTGATCCACTTGTGGATGCCCTCCGGCGGCAGGTCGGTGACGATGTGCCGGTCCCGGTCCCACGCGTCGTAGATCGCACCCTCCGCCGCCACCCACTCCCCGAGGATGAACCGCCGGTAGAACAGGCCCTCGTGCATCGCCTTGATGTCGGCGACATAGTCCGGGTCCAGGAACGGATTGTCGTCGATCGTGAAGCTGAACCGGCGCAGCGGCTTCTTGCCCTCCTGCGACAACCAGTCCCGCATGAACCAGTGCGCAGGATTGTCCGGGTTGGTCGTGCAGAACAGCTGCGCGCCCCGCACCGACATGCGGCCCAAGAGCTGCTCGAAGAACACCTGCGGCACCAGCGTCACCTCGTCGACGTAGCAGCCAGCGAGGGTCATACCGCGGATCTTCGGTTCGCTCTTGGCGTCGTTCGCGCCGATGACGTGCACCATCCGCCCGAGGATCGTCGCGGTAGGCGCACCGGGCGTGTAGTGGACGTGCCGCGCCGCCTCCCCGAACAACGCCGGGTCCTGGAGCGGCAAGAACAGGTTGCGGTGGATGGTCTGCGACGTCTTGCCGATGATGGCCAGCTCGCCGGTCGTCGGCGCTTGCGACACGAAGATCAGCCACTTCAACAGGGAAGCGATCGTCTTCCCCGACCGGATCGCACCCTCCCAACAGCAGATCTTCACCGTCGACTCAGCGACAGACCGGATCTGCTTCCGGGACAGGGGCAGCGACTCCAGAGTGGCGGTCACGGTCAGCCCTCGCCGGCCTGCTCGGTCTCCGCAGCCTCACGCTCGTCATCCTCACGTGAGTACCGGGCCAGCGCCTCACCCAGCGACCCCAGCATGGACTTCGCCGAGTCCAGGTTTGACGACTCCTGCTCCGGAATCAGCTTCATCACGCGGTCGATCGCCGTCGCCGCCGTCGACATCAGCGCACGCTTCTCCGCCGCTGGCGCCTCCGGGAACTCGTGCTCCTCGTATGTGTTGTGGGCGCCGCCGAAGGAGTACACGGTCGTCGGCTCCCAAAGCTGGGCGCGCAGCTTCTCCGCATCCGACAGCAGGTCCTCGGCCAGCAGCGACTTCCGCTCCGCAATGTCCGCCAGCCGCGCTTTCGTCGCGGCCTCGATCTTCGACCGGTCAAAGGTCAGACCGAGGAACTCTGCCGTGCGGGACACCATCACCGGGGCGCGGCCGATCTCGCGGGCGATCCGGTTCCTGCCGTAGCCGAGAGCGTGCAGTTCGCGGATCTGGTCGTGGTACTCCTCGGGAAGCGGGGCATCAGACATCAGGCAGTCCTTTGGGCGGGGACACGGATACGGGTGCCGGCGCGGGCGCGCTGTCGGAGCAGCACCGGCAGCGAGGGGCCACGGGTACGCCAGTTGGGATGCCAGGGGATGAGGCTGCACCGGCAGTGCGGATGGCGTGGAGGGCCGGGGATCGACGTGAGGAACACGGTGCGGGCCGGGTCCGTGGACAGGCCGCCGGGGAAGTGGCCGCCTGGGCGGATGGAGCGGCCCGCGTAGGCGACGCACGCCGGGCAGGCCCCGGGCTCGGCCACCCACAGCATCCGCACCCCCGGCCCGAGGTAGCGGGCCACGACGAGGGCGGCGTTGGCGGCCGCGGAGGTGATGGCGACCGCGACCCCGGCGGTGATGCGGGAGACAGCCCGACGGGCCCGGGAGAACGCGGCCTTCACCCCGGCGATCCCATAGGCGGTCAGACCGGCTGTGGTGAGCAGCGCCAGGGCGTGAGTGTGTTCTTCCTGCACGGCGGCCGGGATCGCCCCTGCGGCGCGGTCGGCTACGGCTCCGGTCTCTGGGGGGATGTCGGGCGGGGGAACGCCACGCAGGAGAGCGGTGATCCTGGAGGCGTGCTGGATTCCGAGAGCGGCCGCGGTGTAGGCGGCTTGCTGCGCCTCACGCATGGCGTAGGCGCCCTGGCCGTAGAAGGCGGCCTCAAGGCTCTTGCGGATGTGCTCGATGAGTGCCTTCAGGTCCGCGGGTGCGGGGAGCGCTCGAGTGGCAGTGGTGGAGAGCATCCAGCGGTGGACGGCGTCCGACTCTGCCGTAGCGAGGGCTCGGGCCAGGGGTCGTGCCGCAGCGGCCGCGTAGCGCTGCTCGAGGCCGCGGAGTTGGGCGGGCTGTCGCTGTGCGAGGTCGGCGATGTTCGCGGTGGTCTCGGCCACTCCCACCACCCCCAGTTCCTTGGATTCAAAGGTGTTCTTGCTTTCTAGCCTTTGATTGTGCAGCATAGTCCCCAGGTTTGGGTTAGCATCCATGCCAGACGTGCGCGGACAAGGCGCCGCACACACGCACGTCCGGCAGCCCAAGGAGGCTCTGAGATGTCGACCCCCGCCCAGCCCGACAGCACCGCGACGGACCCGAGCAACCAGCCCGGCACCCCGACCACGCCCGAGGGCAACGCACCGACTCCGCCAGAGCCGGCCGCACCCGCAACACCCCCCGCCACTCCCGATCCGGCCAGCGAGCCGCCGACCGAACCGAAGGCCAAGGCGCCCAAGTTCGAGGGCGAGTTCGACCCCGCCCGGTTCGAGAAGCTCGTCGAGAACCTCCGCGGCGACGTCGAAGCCCAGAAGCAGAAGACGGCCGCAGCGGAACAGAGGGCCCAAGAGCAGCAGGCCGACCTCCTCAAGAAGGTCGCAGCCGCCTTCGGACTCGAGACGGGCGAGGAGAAGCCGCCCACCCCCGAAGAACTCACCAAGCAGCTTACGGACGCGCAGGCCCGGACCAAGGAGTTCGAGGACGCCGCCCGTCAGACCCAGGTGGAGCTCGCTGTCTACAAGACGGCCGGGAAGCACGGCGGAGACCCGGACGCACTCCTGGACTCCCGAGGCTTCGCCAACGCGATCGCCAAGCTCGACCCCACCTCCGACTCATTCGCAGCCGAGGTGGAGAAGGCGGTCAAGGCTGCGGTGGAGACGAACCCGAAGCTCGCGGCGAAGAAGCCCGAGCCGGCCAAGCCCCAGGTTCCCGCCGGGGGCGCGCCGATGGACGGAGCCCCGGGTGGCAAGCGGCAGCTGGGTGCGGAGGATGTCAAGCGGATGACACCCGATCAAATCGACAAGGCCGTCAAGGAAGGGCGTCTCAACGCCTATCTGGGACGGTCGTAGGCCACTAGGAGCCTCCGTTGTCCATCCAGAACTTCAAGCCCGAGATCTGGTCCGCCCAGCTCCTCGTGGCCCTGCGCAACAGCCTCGTCTACGCCCAGCCGCAGCTCGTCAACCGCAACTACGAGGGCGAGATCACCTCCCGCGGCCAGTCGGTGCACATCACCACCATCGGCGACCCGACCATCTTCGACTACGACGCGGGTGACACCCTCAACTACGAGGACGTCGAGACCGCGGGCACGGACCTGGTCATCGACCAGGCCAAGGCCTTTGCGTTCAAGCTCGACGACGTCGACAAGGCGCAGGCCCTCCTCAACCCGATGGCGCAGATGGCGCAGAACGCCGCCTACGGGCTGCGCGACAAGGCCGACGCCTACGTCGCCTCCCTCTACACGGGCGTCGCCGCCGCCAACGCGATCGGCTCCACCGGCTCCCCGGTCGACATCCACACCGCGCCGACGGCCGCCTACGACAACGTCCTGGTGCCCCTGCGTACCCGGCTCGACCGGGCCAACGTCCCCACCGAGGGCCGCTACGTCGTCGCCTCCCCCGAGTTCGAGGGCCAGCTCCTGCGCGATGACCGGTTCGTCCGCGTCGACGCCTCCGGCACCTCCGAAGGCCTGCGCAACGGCATGGTCGGCCGCGCCGCCGGATTCGACATCCTCAAGAGCAACAACACCCCCAACCCCAGTGGGGACACGCAGGTCATCCAGGCCGGCTACCCGGGCGCGATCACCTACGCCGAGCAGATTTTGGAGACCGAGGCGCTGCGCCTGGAGTCCACCATCGCCGACGCCATCCGCGGCCTGCACGTCTACGGCGCCAAGCTCCTGCGGCCGACCGGTATCGCCGTCGCCTTCATCGACCCCGCCTAAGCCCTCCCAGGGCACTGAACCTCTTCGTGCGCTGATCCCCTAGGAGGACTCGTCATGGCGCGCACCGCCGTCAGCTACAGCAACCTCGTCCCCAACGGAGGCCTCGCCGCCCCCGCTGGGACCACCATCGACGCCACCCTCGTCACCAACGGCGTCGTCATCGAGAACGTCGACCCCGAGCGCACCCTGCTCCGCGTGACGAACTCCGCCGCCTCGGCGAAGAACGTCACCGTCCGCACCGGTTCCGGTACCCAGTCGTGGATGGCCGGCCAGGGCGACCTCACCGTCCAGCTCGCCGCCAACACGGGCCACCAGTTCATCGGCCCGTTCACGAGCGCCCGCTTCCAGCAGACCGGCTCCAAGCTGTACGTCGACTTCGAGGCCGGCACCACCGGCACGATCACCGTCTTCAAGCTGCCGAAGGCGTACTGAGCATGGCGGCCCGCGAGTACATCGGAACGGGTGGGCTGAAGCTCACCCTTGAGGATCCGCTGTCGCCGGAGATGGCCAAGCAGGTCGCTGCTGGTCACCTGGTCCCAGTCGACGGGAAGACCGCGGACGTGGAGGCCGGGGACAAGTCCCTGGTCGTCGTGCACGGCTCCGAAGCCGACACCGTCAACCGGGTCGGTGACCACCGGCCCGCCCCCGGCACCAAGCCGGACGATGACGCGCTGCCGGGCGAGTGGGCCACCTACGCGGTCCGGCTCGGCCTCAACGCCACCCAGGCCTCCACTCTGACGGTCACCCAGCTGCGGGAGTGGGTGGACGCCCACGAGGAGGCGCTCGGCGAAGGGCAGGACGCTCCGGTCGCGAACGCCGCCGCCGAGTCCCCGGCCACCCCGGCACGGGACCTGCCCGACCGTCCCGCGAAGAACGCACCCGTCGCCGAGTGGCGGCAGTACGTCATCGCGCTCGGCATGGACCCCGACGAGGCCAAGGACGCCACCAAGGCCGACTGCCAGGACTACGCGCAGGTCGCCGAGGACGCCCGCATGAGCGTGCAGCCTAGCGAAGACGACGAGACGGGGGAGTAGGGGCCGATGGCATACGCGACGATCAGCGACCTCGAGGCGTGGCTCGCCCCCGAGCCCGCCCCCGCGAACGCGCACCGGCTCCTCGAAGAGGCCTCAGACGCGATCGACGGGGCGCTGACCGGCGCGGTGTACAACCCCAACGACCCAGACGTCCTCGACATCCTGCGCCGGGCCTGTGTACGTCAGGTCCACTGGATGATGGACCGCGGCGACGAGACCGGCGCGCAGAACGACCTCCAGTCCATGTCCGCCGGGTCCCGCTCGTTCACACGCCGCACCGTCGGTGAGGGCGCAGGAGCCGCACCGAAGATCGCCCCCCGGGCTGTCGACGTGCTGCGCAACTCCGGACTGCTCACCATGCAGCCCTGGGTGGTGGGCTGATGCCCGGGCCGATCGGACGCCAGACCATCACCATCCTCCTGGCCGCTCTGGTGGACGGCGACTACAACACCCAGGTCCGCGACTGGGACCACCCGCAGCGCATCCCCATCAGCGGCTGCACCGTCGACTACACGTCGAACTCCCGGGTGCGGCAGGCCGGCGACCAGACCACCACCCGCGCACAGCTGCTGATGCCCCCACGGGCCATGCAGATCACCACCGGGATGCGGGTGGAGTGGGACGGCCGCACCTGGGACATCGACGGAGTCCCGGCCCACGCCGAGGCTGCGGGTCCGCTGTCCGGGCAGGTCGTCAACCTGCTGGAGGTGAAGGGCGCATGAGCAGCGAAGTGTTCGTCGACGTCCAGCTCGACGAGGACGCCATCCACAACCTCCCGCACAGCCGGGCGGTGCAGGCCGACCTCGAACAGCGCATGGACCGCGTCGCCCAGGTCGCCCAAGCGATCGCCCCCGTCGACACCGGCCGCTACAAGGCATCCATCCACCGCGTCCCCGAACCGGGCCCGGACGGCGAGGTCCACGTCGACGCCAACGTGCACTACGCGATCTACGTGGAGCACGGCACCCGGCAGACCGACCGGGCAGGACGGGCCATCCACCCGCCCCGCTACACCCTCTCGACCGCTCTCGACGCTGCTGGGGGCGACCACTAGTGAAGGAGTACCGCCATGGCTGACCCGGCAGAGCTGGTCACCCTCGAGTTGACGTTCTGGTACAAGGGCAAGGTCCCCGGCGACCGCGTCCAGGTCCGCCGCGACGAAGTCCGCTCCTGGTACGGCTTCGCCAAGCTCGTCGACGACGTGGAGCCGGCCAAGGCCGACGAGACCGCCGACACGGGCGCGCAGAAGACCCCGGAGCCCGCCGACACGAGCCCGGCCGCCAAGACCACCACCCCGGCAAGCAAGACCAAGCAGGCCTGACACCCATGGCCACGCCGGTGCAGCTCCCCGACGGCAAGCAGATCGCTATCGACCTGCTGCAATCCATCCTCGGCATGTCCGCCCTCGTCGTGGGTGAACTGCCCGAGGGTGAGGAGTTCGACCGGCTGCTGGCCCAGTACGGCGGCATCGTGCGGATCATCCGCATCGGCGGCCTCGCTGATCTGCGGGGCTGGTCCGATCCTTCTGCCAGGGACCAGCCCCGCTTCTCCGTCGACTGCTACGCCCCCGCCAAACCCGCCCTGGGCGCGGCGATGCGACTGGCGCTCCGGGTGCGCGGCGAGTGGGAGATGCTTCCCGGCCGCTCCACCCCGGACGGCATCGTCACCGGCACCTCAGAGGAGACCGGACCTCAAGACCGGCCCGAGGAACCCAACACAGGGGTTCGCCGGGTCGGCATGACCCTGGGGATGAGCGTGCGCCCACCCCGAACAACGAGCTAGGAGGCCCGTCGTGGGCAACGCTGACAACGTCAAGATTGGTGTCAAGGGCAAGGCCTACGTGGCGCCCGTCGGCACCACCTTCCCCACCAGCCCGAGCGTCGCCTGGGGCACCGGCTGGGTCGACCTCGGCTACATGCACCCCGACGGTCTCGAGGAGGCCCTCGGCGAGGACCGCACCGAAATCCCCGCCTGGGGTGAAGAGGCTCCCGTCAAGACCCGCATCAAGTCCCGCGACGGCTCCTTCAAGATGACCTTCTTGGAGACCACGGCAGAGCTGCTCCAGCTGTACTACGCGGTCGAAGCCTCCGACATGACCAGCACGCCCGCCGTCACCGGCCCGCCCGCCGTACCGCAGTTCCTCAGCTTCGGCACCGGCCAGGCCTCCCCCGGGATCGAGCGGGCCCTGGGTATCGACATCATCGAGGGCGACGAGATCGAACGCATCATGATCGCCCGCGTCGACGTCTCCGACCGCGGCAACCGCAAGCGCTCCGCCGACGACGCCAGCTCCTTCGAGCTGACGTTCAAGCCCCTCGCTGCCCCCTCCGGCGGCCAGGCCGTCCAGCGGTTCATCACCAACGTCACCCTCACCACCCCGTAACCCCCCGATCTGGTGGCCCGCTCGCGCTCACATCCCTGGGCGGGGGCGGCGCCAGCGGGCCACCAGATCGGGGG